ATGAACAGAAACAGACATTGTCCGAAATCAATACTGGCAAACAATGGGCAGAAGAGACAAGAACAAAACTTAGCAATACCCTTAAAGATGATTATAAATTGGGAAAACGTGTTCCTTGGAATAAAGGAAAAACTTGGAGTAAAGGGATTGTAAATGGCTAAAAGTTTGGATGGGGTACTTACAAAAAAAGCACATACAAAAGAAAAGTTCACAGAAGAACAAGTACAACACTTGCTGGCCTGTGCTGACCCAAAGGACGGCTATCTTCACTTTGCCAAAAACTTTTTTCATATTCAGCATCCTGTTAAAGGCAAAGTAAAATTTGAACCTTTTGAATATCAGGAAAGATTGCTGAGTGCATATCACGATTATCGTTTTAACATCAATATGCTACCACGTCAAAGTGGTAAGACCACTTGTGCATCAAGTTATTTGCTTTGGTACGCTATGTTTCATCCAGATCAAACCATCTTGGTGGCAGCACACAAGTACACAGGTTCACAAGAAATCATGCAACGTATTCGTTATGGATACGAATTGTGCGATGACTACATACGTGCAGGTGTTGTAAACTACAACAAAGGGAGTATTGAATTTGAAAATGGCTCAAGAATTGTATCAGCTACTACTACTGGCAATACCGGTCGTGGTATGTCCATATCCTTACTATATTGCGATGAGTTTGCCTTTGTACAACCCAACATTGCTACGGAATTTTGGACATCAATCTCGCCAACACTAGCAACTGGTGGTCGTGCAATTATTACAAGTACACCAAACAGTGATGAAGATGAATTTGCTATCATCTGGAAAGAAAGTCAAGACAAGTTTGATGCCCATGGCAACGAACGTACAGACGGCAAAGGTCGTAATGGATTTCATGGATTCCGAGCCGAGTGGTGGGAACATCCAGATCGTGACGAAGCGTGGAAAGAAGTTGAAACAGGGCGTATTGGTGTAGAACGTTTTCGTCGTGAGTACGGTTGCGAATTCCTAGTATATGATGAAACACTTATCAGTAGTTTAAAACTTGTAGATATGGTAGGAAGAGAACCTCAATTTAAAATGGGGCAAGTGCGTTGGTGGAAGAAGCCAACACAGGGTAATGTATACCTTGTAGCACTGGATCCTAGTTTAGGAACTGGTGGAGATTATGGTGCTATTGAAATTTTTGAAATGCCCAGTATGACACAAGTAGGCGAATGGCAACATAATATTACACCTATTCAACAGCAAGTTAAAATATTCCGCGATATATTAAAATACATTTCAGACGAGTTAGGCGGGGAAAGTTTTAATCAAATCTACTGGAGTGTAGAAAATAACACAGTAGGAGAAAGTGCGCTGGTAGTTATTAACAACTTAGGAGAAGAAACATTTCCGGGTGTATTCTTGAGCGAGCCCGCACGTAAAGGGCATGTGCGTAAATTCCGCAAAGGTTTTAATACTACATTTGGAACTAAAATTAGCACATGTGCTAAGGTAAAATACCTAATAGAAGAAGAAAAAATGAAGCTAAACAGCCGTCCTTTAATTAGCGAACTTAAAACATTTATTGCTAAAGGAACAAGTTTTGCAGCTAAAGAAGGGCAACACGATGATTTAGTGTCTGCATTATTACTGGTAGTTCGTATAAGTCAAGTATTAGCAGAATGGGATCCAGCTGTGTTCGAGCAACTAAGGGTCAGTAGCGACTGGGAAAACGACACCGAGTTTGAACCACCGTTGCCCATATTCATATCATCAAGTATCGGATAAATATAACATGAATACGAATTTAGATAAAATTGCACTTGATCTGTATGGAAAAATACAGACTCGTTTTCCTGACATTAAACTTGGGGACGAACATGCGGAAGTACTGAGTAAAAAATCAGACATTCCTAATGCTCGTTTTTTTGAGTTTGAATATAAAGATAATGGTAGAAGTTTAGGCACTATTGCAATCACACTAGACGAAGACGACGGTATTATTGTACAAATTAGTGGTGATATTGCCAATAAGCAACACGAAGGTGCATTTAAATTTATTCGTAGCTTTAGACAATTTGCTAAAGATCGTTTAATTAACTTTGACGTACAAAATATCGGAAAAGACAATTTAGACAAACGCGATTATCAGTTTCAATCGAAACCCAAGGAACAATCTATGGAACCTATGATGGAAAGTAAAATGTATGGCACAGCTCGTATGAGTTATCAAGATTTAGGCGAAGCTAAATTAATTATTAAACATAGCCAACCTATCAACCCAGAAGTGCCAGCTGGACGTACAATGCATATTGAAAGTATCTATGTTGAAAATGCCGACGGTGAACGTTTCAAATTTCCCTATAAACATCTAAATGGTGCCCGTGCTCTTGCAGAACATTTAAAGCACGGCGGAAATCCTTATGATAGTATTGGTCAATATATTAGCAACCTAAGTGAAGAACTAGCACAACTACGCAAATTCAAAGGTTATGTATCACGTAATTCTTCTTTGTCGGAAGCAATGGGCGATATTACAAGTAAGGTAATGGAACGTATTGAACAAGTTAAGAAAGAAGTATATTCTCTACAACGTCCTAGTTTTTATGAACAGTTTGCAGAAGCATTTGAAGCTCGTGAAGATCAAATGATTCCAGAAGAAATTATGAGTGATTGGATCGATCGTTTGACAATCCGTACATTTAACGAAGATTTAAAAACAGCATTTCCTTACATTTTCCGATTAGTTGACGAAAGCGAAATTCCAGTCAAAGAATTATCAGCAGATGATATTCTAAGCGAATTGCGTTCTGAAGAAAAAGACGAGCATGGTAATGTTGTTCGTTGGAAGGAAGAAGGCGAATGGACACCTGTTAAGAAAGAAAAAAATGGTCGTGGCAAAGTTACTAACCTAAGTGATAAAGCTCGCCGCGAAACAGAAAAAATGTCTAAGAAAGATGAAAGTTTAGATCCAGAAGGAAGATTTGAAAATTTCATGGATAGCTTAGTTAACGAAGACGACGAACAAGAAGGTGAAAACACTTTGTTCAGTCCTAACGCAAGTACACAGCAAAGTGCTATTGACAAATTTAATGAAATCATGAAGACCGAATTAAAAGGCGGCCCAGAAGGAATTAATATTATCGATAGTCTAAAAGGCATCATTGACGATCCTGAATTTTTAGAAAAGATGAAGGATATTGATCCTGATTTAGATGCACGTGGTGTAATACAAACAGAATTAAATGCTATGGCCGAAAATGATCCTGCTGTAGCTAGAATTATTCCACAGTTAGATTTTAAAGGCGATGGCGGTGAAATTGGAGGACAAGATCTTCCACCAGAAGCAACTCCTCCAGCACCTGCACCTGATGCAACAGCAGGAGCAACTCCTCCAGCACCTGCACCTGATGCAACAGCAGGAGCAACTCCTCCAGCGGTTCCTCCAGCACCGCCAGTTGCTGAAAGTATTAGTTCAGCAAAACTAAAAGCTAAATTTATTAAAGCAAAAGAGTGTGGTGCAACATTAGAAACTAAGATGGATTTTGGACATAGAGAAATGACGCTGCATGATGCTATGAAAGAATGTGGTATTAGACCTATGGAATGTGGATTTGACGACGGAGAAGAACATTCCGGAGAATCTGGGGTAGATCAAATGTTAAAAGACATTTCAGGTTTTTGGAATCATGAAGATAAAAATTTCACTATAGGCGGAACTCGTGCTAAGATTAAACTTATCAAAGGATTTAAAGACGGTGCTTATCCTAACGCTATGGAAGAAGATTTGCATCATGTTATTGGATTAATTGATAAAATGGATCCGAGTGGTCATAGCGAATTGGGACATATTAAACATTTAGCCGGTGTACATCATGGCGGCGAAATGGATGAAGGTTCCGAGCAAGACGATTTTGCTAAACTAATGGCTCAGTTTAAACAAATGCATCCACAAGCCGATGTTGGCAAAATGATGCAACAAATTCAGAATGATCCTAATGCTAAAATTACTCATAACAATACTAGTTCTGGAACTATTGATGGTCACCCAGCAAGTTATGACGATGCTATGAGTAAATTTAGAGGCATAGCCGGCAACATGGGTTTTGATGCTAGCGGTGATGATCCAGTTGGCGGCATGATGAAAGGCATACAAGGTAAATTAGGCGGCATGATGAACGGCGCTAAAGGCATGCAAGGACAAAGCGGAATGCCACAAGGAAAAGGAATGCCTGACATGAGTAACATGATGAAAGATATGAATATGCCAGGAATGAATGAAGATGCTGAATTAGCAGCCATGTTAAAAATTGCAGGATTAAAGTAAGGACACAAAATGAAAAAACGTATTACAGAATCTCAATTAGCTGAAAAAGTTTCCAAGCTAAGAGAAAAGATGGCTCAATTAGAGAGTCAACAAGTTAACGAAGTTGACTGGGGTGCAATGGCTAATAATGCTTGGAAAGGTATTAAAGGTGCAGGTAGTGCAATTGGTAACGCACTAAACACAACCGGCGGCAAAATAGCAGGCGGTGCAGCATTAGGTGCAGGTGCGTTAGCAGCTGGACAAGCACTAACAAAACCAGGTGCTCCGGCGGCAGGTGCTAAGTCAGATCCAGCCACAAAAGCATTACAAGATAAATTAATTGCGGCAGGTGCAAAAATTAAAGCAGACGGAATTATGGGTCCAGCAACACAAGCGGCTATGAAACAATTTCCACAAGCATCTGGCGGCAGTGCAGCAGAAACGGGAACTACAGCTCCTACAGCTCCTACAGCACCAGCGGCACCTACAGCACCAGCGGCACCTACAGCACCGGCAACTGATCCTAATGCGGCCGCAGCTAAAGCAAGTGCTGGCGGAGCAAATATGGCTTTAGTACAAAACCGTGAGCAAATGGTTCCAGGTAGTACTGGAAGTGCGGAAGAAGGCGGAGTTACTTACGCTATTGACGATGCAGGTACTAAGTTAGCAAAAATTAATCCACAAACACAAAAGTGGGAAAAGATTGCGGCAGCACCTGCACCAGCGGCGACTGGTAGTGCAGCTTTAGATGGAACTAAGCCAGGTGCAAATCCAGCTACAACAATTCCAGGTGGACCACAGACTGCTGCAGGAGCACCAGCGGCAGGAGCACCAGCAAAAAGCGAAGCTGAAAAAGCCGACGATGCACAATATGCTGCAGCCAACGCTCAAAATCAAGCAAATGCAGTAAAAGCAACCCAAACAATGCCAGCCGGGCCAGCACCAATGGGCGAAGGTACTGGCTTCCGTAATGATGAATTGAGCAGAATTGTTAGTCTAGTACACTATAGATAATTCGGCTAAAAAATCCACATTTCAAGCAAGATTCCTCTTGCTTTACTAAATAAAAGTGCGTATAATAACATATACGCACTTTTTGTTTTAGTAGGTTCTAAAACAAATATAGGCAAATAAAATAGCAGAAATGCAAACAAAAGGCTAACAATAGGAGATTATTATGGCAACTTTAGCTGAAATTAGAGCAAAACTTAAGGCATCAGAATCAAAAGGTTCTGGAGAAAGAACAGGCGGAGATAAATCAATTTATCCGTTCTGGAATCTAAAAGAAGGTGGCGAATCCGTTCTGCGATTCTTACCAGATGGTAACACCGACAACACTTTTTTCTGGGTAGAACGAGCAATGATTAAATTGCCATTCTCGGGAATCAAAGGTGAATCAGAAAGCAAAAACATCACAGTACAAGTTCCATGCGTAGAAATGTATGGCGACACTTGCCCAATCTTGGCAGAAGTACGTGGATGGTTTAAAGACCCAGCATTAGAAGACATGGGTCGTAAGTACTGGAAAAAGCGTAGTTACATTTTCCAAGGTTTCGTTGCAGAAGACGGACTTGGTGAAAAAGCTGACGAGCAACCAGAAAATCCAATCCGTAGATTTATCATTGGTCCTCAAATCTTTACATCAATTCGTGCCGCCTTGGTCGATCCTGAGTTGGAAGACTTGCCAACTGACTATGTACACGGTTTAGATTACCGTATGAAAAAGACAAGCAAAGGTGGTTACGCAGACTACTCAACAAGTTCCTGGGCACGTCGTGAGCGTCCACTAAACG